ACAGTTTCTTGGTTAGTAATTGGTGAAAGACATGACCAACACATGAAAGATACTGATTGGACTGATTCTGATGGTAAAGTAATAGTAGAGCCTACAAAATGATAAAAGCTATACAAGAACAACAAGAACAGATTGATGCCTTACAATCTGAAATTAACTTACTAAAAGGAGAATAAATATGGCAATATCTTACGAATGGGATTGTAAAACTTGTGATACATACCCAACAAAAAGCGGTAAATCAAATGTAGTGTATAACGTACATTGGAGGCTCACTGCAACAGACGATACTAATAAAGATAGTAATGGTAATAATTGGACTGCTGAGACATACGGCTCACAAGCCGTTAGCACAGATGATTTGTCTAATTTTATTAACTGGTCAAGTCTTACTAATGCTGATGTACAAGGCTGGGTTGAAGCTGCATTAACTGCTGATACTGTCACTGCTATGAAAACATCATTAGATGCACAGATAGCTGAAAAAGTATCACCAACAAGTGTTTTAAAAACTTTAAGTGAGTAAAAATGACTAAAGAAAACCAAGAACCAATAGTTATGTTAAATGATAAAGAAATGAAAGTTTCTGATTTAACTCCACAACAACAATATTTTCATTCGCAGATACTAGATTTATCGAATCAAGAATCACGAATACAATTTCAACTAGACCAAGTTAAGGCTAGTAAAAGCGTTTTTGAAAAAGCATTTGTTGACTCAACAAAAGAGCAAGCAAATGAAATTTTAGAAACAGAAACCAAAACCCTAGAAAACTAAGGAGATATATGAAACATATAATAATATTAATAGGTGCTGTATTTATAACATCATGCGCGACTGTGGGTGCTGTTATAGATGGCGGTAAAGATTTAACAACAAGCGTTATAGATTCAACTGTCAAAACAGCAGGTAACATAACAACTTCTGCTTTAGAAGATGTAAGTGGTGTCATTGATACTGTCGCAGAATCAACTGAAGGAATAGTTGATAATGTAGTAGAAGAAATAGACGAGCAAACAAATGAGTTGCAAGATACAGAAAAAGAGAAAGAGCAACAAAAATAAATAAATTATGACTACAGTAAAAGAAGCTATGAGTCATATTCAAGGACACGAAAGAGAATGTGCCATAAGATATGAGTACATAGAAAAAAGATTAGATGAAGGCTCTGCTAAATTTAAAAAATTAGAAATGCTTATATGGGGCATTTATCCTTTTATAGTTGGTTCAGTATTTATAGCTAATTTACTTAACTAATATGTACGAGTATGGTTGTAAAATTACAAGAGTAGTAGATGGAGATACTGTTGATGCTGATATTGATTTAGGATTTAGCATAAAATTTCAATCTAGAATTCGTTTGTATGGTATAGACACACCAGAAAGTAGGACTAGAAACTTAGATGAAAAAGCTAGAGGTAAGCTAGCATCTAAGTTTCTAGAAGATTCCATACAAAAAGCCTCTTCTGTAAAAGTTAAAACTAAACTAGATAAAAAAGGTAAATTTGGTAGAGTTCTTGGTTCTATAATTGCTGATGACATTGACTTAAATCAAGCCATGATTGATAAACATTTAGCTGTAAAATATTTCGGTCAATCAAAAGAAGATATAGAGTCAGAACATTTAGTAAATAGACAAAAGCTAATAGATTTAGGATTATTTAATCCAGATGAATGAAATAGTAGTATTTATTCAAGAAGTTGGTTTTCCTATAGCAGCAGCCATAGGTTTAGGTTGGTTTATTTATAAACTTGTTATAAGAATTGTTGACGGCATGGAAACAAAATTAGATATTGTTGATGAAAAAGTAGCACAACAAATCAATGCTATAGAGGAAAGGTTAGGCACAAAACTTGATACACAACATGGTATTTTAGTAGCATTAATAGATAGAGTTAGAAGTTTAGACAATGAAATTATACGACAAGATACTTTAATTAAAACTATATTAGGAGTCCCACAACTTATAGATAGTAATAAAATAGCTAAGGCAGATAGAGATGACCAAAGAAAAGACTAAACAAAAAATACAAGATGAAATAGTAAAAACTAAAATAGCTACGTGGTTTTTACTTATGGGATTAATTATGTTTGTTTTTATTCTTGCACAAAATATATATGCAGATACCATAACTTTTAAATTTAAATCTCCTAGTTTTAATGGAGTAGGAACATCAAGTCACTACTTAACTATAGAAAATCAAGAATACACTCGTAAGTTGACTATAAAAGAAGAAATAAAAGCTTTGCAAGATGAGATAGAAAGAGAAAAAGAGAATTCTACACTTGCTAGGTTTATGCGTAATCTGGAATCAAGAGTCTATGCAGAACTATCAAGACAGTTAGTAAATAATTTATTTGGTGAAACACCGCAAAGCGAAGGTGTCATTACTTTAGAGGGCAATACTATTGAATATACTAGTGATGGCGTAACATTAACTTTAAAAATAACGGAAGCAGATGGGACAGTCACAGAAATTGTTATACCTATTGGTACCTTTACTTTCTAGTTGTTCTATATTTAATCAGTTAGAGGATACTTACGAACATAGATTTCAAGAACATAACATAGTAAATATATCTGAATTACAATCAGTTGAACTAGCAAATGTTCCAAAGCCAATTATAAAACCTGTAGTAGCTGTATATCCAATGGCATTTACAGACCAAACAGGTCAAAGAAAAAGCAATAGTGAATTCGCTTTATTTAGCACTGCTATAACTCAACAACCAAATGCCTTACTCATAAGAGCATTAAAACATGCTGGAAATGGAGATTTTTTTACAGTAGTTGAAAGAGTTGGATTAGATAATTTAACAAAAGAAAGACAGCTAATAAGGTCTGCAAGAGAACAAAGTATTTCAGAAGATGAAAAGAAAAAAGCACTAAGACCTTTATTATTTGCAGGAGTTTTAATCGAAGGTGCAGTTATATCTTATGAAACTAATCTTGCTACAGGAGGCATTGGAGCTAGGTATTTAGGTATTGGTTCTAGTGTTCAGTATAGAGAAGATAGTATAACTATAACCTTACGCATGGTATCAGTAGCTACAGGAGAAATACTGATAGAAGTAATGACTGAAAAAACCATATTTAGTTATGGTAAATCAGAAGATGTATTTCGATTTATAGAAGCGGGAACAGAACTAGTTGAAATAGAAATGGGTAACTCCAGAAATGAATCAACAACTATAGCTTTAATGAAAGCAATAGAAAGTGCTGTATTAAAAATTATAAATGTCGGTTATGACAGGAGTTTTTGGAAACATGAAAAAATTAAAATTAATGAGCCTGATTGTGATGATGACTGCATTGCAAACATACGGGGCTGATAACGAAATATACGTAGACCAATCTGGTACAGGTGCAAATATAGACCTAGAACAGCTTGGTATATCTAATATTATAGGTGGTTTAAATTCAACAGCAGGCAGTTTAAATCCTTTTGATTTAGACGGTAATACTATGACACTTGATATTAATATGATTGGTGCTACTAATAAATTTTTAGGTGACATATTTGCTGATAATTTTACTGGTTTTTATGAGTTTGATGGTGGAACTAATACTTTTACTATACAAGTAGACCCAACAGATACTTACAGTTCTGATGGTTCTAATCAATATGTAGATGTAACTGGTAGTGGAAATACATTTACTCTTAATCAAGGAACTAGTGCTATGGCAACAAACTTAGACTTAGATTGGATTATAAATGGTTCTAATAATAGTATTACATCAAATATAAATATTGATGGTGCTACAAACTATATGGATATAGATGGTTCTGATAATGCAGTGACATATACAGGAACAGGTGTAACTGCTTCTGCAGGTGGATATTTTTATTTAGACCACACAGGCGGTTCACGAACATTTAATATTTCACAATTAAGCACGCAAGATAATGACTGGCTCAAAATTATATCCGTTTCTGGCACTGCTGCTTCTACTGTTTGCGTCATTCAAAACGACCAAGGTACAAGCACAAGCTGTTAATATAGGAGATATATCTGAATTAAACGGCACAGCACAAATCATAAGAGATAAACCTTATGATGCTAATTTAAAATTTGCAGTACAAAGTAATGATGAAGCCATAACTACTGATGGTAGAATGGCTATAACATTTTTAGATGAGTCTACAGTAAGATTGACAGAGCATAGTCAATTACTAATAGATGAATATATTTATGACCCAGACCCTTCTAAAACAAAAATGGCACTTACTTTTGGATTAGGAACTGCAAGATTTATAACAGGTAATTTAAATCGTATAGATAAACAAAACATTAGTTTAAAAACTCCAACTGCAAACATAGCTATACGTGGAACAGACTTTACAGCAACCGTAGATGAATTAGGTCGAAGCCTTATAATACTTTTACCTGATGCTTTTGGTTTATCAAGTGGTGAAATAGAAGTGGTAACTGCTATGGGAACTGTGGTATTAAATAAACCCTATGAGGCTACTACAGTAAGCGTGTTTGAATCTGCACCTACTAAACCAGTTATTTTAGATTTAACTTTAGACGTTATAGATAATATGCTTATCGTAACTCCACCTAAAGAAGAAATAGTTTTAGAGGAAGAAACTACAACATCAAAAACTGATAGTGTTTTAGATTTTAATGATTTAGATATAGATTATCTTGCAGAAGATTATTTAAAAGAAGATAGTCTTGAATTTACAGAACTAGATATAAATTATTTAGATGTAAATTATTTAGAAGATTTATTAAACGTTATAGATGCCTTAGCAATAGAAGAAGAAGAAGATGTGCTAGCTCAAGCTACTACTACACAAATAACAGGCACTTTATTAGGTAAAGACCCAGATACTCAGATAACAACTTTTATTACAGGTAATATTGTTAGCTTACGTAGAGAGGTAAATGAAAGCGTTAGAATAGATGTAAATGGTAGTAATGCTTATACTGTAATATTAATACAAGATGGTGTTTCTAATGTAGTAAAAATTAATGGTGGTAGTGATTCTATAATAACTATAACTCAGAGTGATTAAATGAATAAATTAATATTACCATTAATCATATTACTTAGTTTGCCTTTGTTATTTAAATCTACACCTACAGAAATTATAAAGCTAAAAACGTTTGACGCTTTTATAAAAACACCAAAACCTTCAGATAATTTTGTCATACTTAATATTACTGAAGAAGATGTAGAAAGAGAGGGTGGTTATCCACTACCTAGAAAAAGACTTGCAGAGATACAAATAGATTTACTAAACAATGGTGCAATAGGTGTGGGTTGGGTTATAAGTTTTCCACAACCAGATAGAACTGGAGGTGATGAAATATTTGCCTCAGCACTAGGATATGCACCATCAGTTTTAGCAATGTTTGAAGATGGTAAAGGTAATTATCCAAAAGCTTCAGGAACAGTTGTAAAAGGTAAAGATAATGGTGGTATAATAAGTTTGGGAGTTAAGGAGAACCTACCTCTTTTATCCAATCAAGCACTACAAGGTTTAGCCATTGCTCCCACTGATATAGACCAGCTTGTAAGAAGAATACCTTTATTAGTAAAAACACCAAACAACGAGTGGATACCTAGTTTTGGTACACAAATATATAAATCATTGCTAGATGTAAAAACTTACATTATAAAAACAAATGATAATGGTATAGAGGAAATATCAATACAGGGAATACCACCTGTTAAGACAGATAGCTTAGGGCGTAAATGGATAAGTTGGGTTAATACAGAGCAGACAACATTAGAAGAAATGTATGTAGCAGGTAAGTTTGTATTTATAGGTGTTACTGCTAACGGAGTTATGCCACAAGTAGCAACACCTGTAGGTTTGTTAGAGCCTCATAAAATACAAGCAGCACTTGCTGAATCAATATTAATACAAGATAGTCCTTATATACCTGATTGGAGTTTAGCTCTTGAATTATTAATTCTAGTGATAACTGTAATTTTAGTTTGGTATTCAATAAATATTTTTGGAGTATGGTTAGGATTAGTATTCACTGGTGTATATTTTTTATCTACTGGTTTTATAGGCTATAAACTCATAACTAGTAGTTTATTAATAGATGTAACATGGACTCTAATATCACAGTTTATTACAGGATTTATAGGATTTTATTTAAGATTTAAACAACAGTATCAATTAAGACAACAAATAAAAAAACAGTTTGAACATTATCTAGACCCAAGACAAGTAAAACAATTACAAGATAATCCAGAATTATTAAAACTTGGAGGAGAACGTAAATACTGTACTTTTTTATTTACAGATGTTAGAGGTTTTACTAATCTATCTGAAAAATTAGAGCCTGAAGAAGTAACAAAAATTATGAACAAAGCTCTTACCATACAAGCTAATGCTGTAAAAAAATATGGTGGTATGGTAGATAAGTATATTGGCGATGCAATGATGGCAATTTTTAATGCACCAATAGATTTAGATATGCACGAAGATAGAGCAATATTAACTGCTATAGAAATAAAAAAAGAAATGCAAAAAGCAAATTTAGGTATTGCCATAGGAATAGGAATTAATAGCGGTAATGCTGTGATAGGAAATATGGGTAGCGATACTAGATTTGATTTTACTGCAATAGGAAGTGATGTAAATTTAGCAGCTAGATGTGAAAGTAGTTGTAAAGAAGTAGGAGAAGATATAATCATTGCACAGAATACTGCTACACAAACGGATATAAAATTAATGAAATTAAAACCTATAGCAATGAAAGGCATTGCTAAACCAGTTGAAATTTATACAGTACAGGAGTCAACATGAAAGGATTGTTTAAAAATATTATTGGTGCAGTAGCTCCAACATTAGGAACAGCAATAGGAGGTCCTATGGGTGGCATGGCTGCTAATATGATTGCAGATGTTTTAGGTGTGCCTAATGACCAAAAGTCTATAGAAACAGCTATACAAAATGCTACTCCAGAACAAATGTTGGAGCTCAAAAAAGCAGAACAAGCTTTTGAAGTACAAATGAAAGAGCTTGACGTAGATGTTTTTGAGTTAGAAGTAGCTGATAAACAAAATGCAAGAAGCATGTTTAGTAAAGATTGGACAGCAAGAATTATAGGTATAGCTACTATAGCTGGATTTTTGGGTTACATATTTTTAGTTACTTTACAACCACCAGAGCAAAACAGCGAAGCATTAATTAATTTAGTGCTTGGTTATTTAGGAGGATTAGCGAGTGCAATTATTTCGTTTTATTTCGGAGCATCTCATACCCCCGATAAAGGAGAGTAAAATGCAAATATCACAAGAAGGCGTTACGCTTATAAAACATTATGAAGGTTGTCCTAAAGATGCAGATGGTAATGCCGTTTCTTACAGATGTCCTGCTAATAAACCAACAATAGGTTATGGTTCTCTAAAATTAAAAGATGGCACACCTGTTGAAGATAACATGACTATTACTATGGAAGAAGCTGAGGAATTATTAGCTCATGAACTTGAAGAATATGAAGGTTATATACATGATTTAGTAAAAGTAGAGTTACATCAAAACCAGTTTGACGCTTTAGTGTCTTGGGTTTTTAATCTAGGTCCAACTAATTTAAAAAACTCTACTATGTTAAAAGTTTTAAATAGCACACATGTTGACTGGTCAGACATACCATATCAAATACAAAGATGGAATAAAGTTAATGGTGAGGTAAACGAAGGATTAGTAAAAAGAAGAAAAAGCGAAGCTTTATTATTTGAAGGCAAGGATTGGACTGAGGTATAGATATGCCATTTGCTAAATTTGTATTTAAACCAGGCATAAATAAAGAAGGCACTAACTATTCAAATGAGAATGGTTGGTTTGATGCAGATAAAATAAGATTTAGAAAGGGCAGACCAGAAAAAATAGGTGGTTGGCAAAAACATTCATCTAGTTCTTTTTTAGGAACTTGTAGAAAAATACACGTTTACAGTGATATAGAATCTACTAAATACAAAATACTAGGAACACATAAAAAGTTGTATGGAGTAGAAGGAACTACGTTTAATGATATAACACCAATTAGAGAAACTACTTCTGCAGGTGATGTAACTTTTGCAGCTACAAATGGTAGCTCTACGATAACAGCTACAGATACTTCTCATGGTGCAGTAATAGGAGATTTTGTTACATTTAGTGATGCGTCTAGTTTAGGTGGTAACATTACAGCAGCAGTATTAAATCAAGAATACGAAATAGCATCAGTTCCTAATGATAATAGTTTTACTTTTACTGCTAAAGACACTAGTGGGACTGAAGTAACAGCAAATAGCAGTGATAGTGGAAATGGTGGCTCATCAGTTGTAGGGACATATCAAATAAATGTTGGACTAGATACTTATGTTTCTTCTACAGGTTGGAGTGTAGGTTCTTGGGGTGCTGGAGGATTTGGTTCTACAACACCTTTATCTTTAACTAATCAATTAAGATTATGGACAATAGATAATTTTGGAGATGATACTATAGCAGCACCTAGAGGTGGACCTATATACTATTGGGATGAATCTGGTGGTTTATCTACTAGAGCAGTATTAGCAAGTAGTAGAGCAGGAGCAAGTAACACACCAGTTGCTGTATTACAATTATTAATGTCAGATGTAGATAGACACGTAATAGCTTTAGGTTCTAACCCAATAGGTTCTAGCACTATAGACCCACTATTAGTAAGATTTTCTGATAAAGAAAATGCAGTAGATTGGACACCAACTGCGACAAATTCAGCAGGTGGTGTCAGGCTTTCTACAGGTAGCACAATTATAGGTGGTTTACAAACAAGACAAGAAATACTTATTTGGACAGATGTGGGTATAGTTTCCATGCGTTTTGTTGGTGCTCCATTTGTGTTTAGTTTTAATGAAGTAGCAACTGGTATGTCACTTATATCTCCTAACGGAGCAGCTACTGCAGGTGGTACAGTTTACTTTATGGACGATGGTGCTTTTTATCAGTACTCAGGTTCTGTGCAAAGATTGCCTTGCACTGTGTTAGACCACGTATTTAATGATTTTAATAAAAGTCAAGCATACAAAATTTTTGCAGCAGCTAATCCTAAATACAATGAAGTAATGTGGTTTTATCCTAGTGAAAATAGTCAAGAAATAAATAGATATGTAATCTATAATTATTTAGAACAAAGTTGGAGTATAGGAACTACTAGTGATAACTTTGTTAGAACAGCATGGAATCCTGCATACACATTAGATTATCCATTGGCTGCAAGTAAAGATGATGACTCTGGCTCCAATTATTTGTATGACCAAGAGTTTGGATATTTAGCAGACGGTAATGGATTTACTGCTTTTATAGAATCTTCTGACTTTGATTTAGACCCAGATGGAGAAAACTTTATGTTTATATCCAAGTTAATACCAGACATACAATTTAGAAAATCTACTGATACAGGCGATACTGTCAATGTAGTGATAAAAGGTAGAGAATATCCGCTTCAAGATTTATCCACATTATCTACTGTAGCTGTAACACCTAATTCTACTTTTACTAATACTAGAAGTAGAAGTAGACAAAGTGCTATTAGAGTAGAAAACTCTACAGGAGATTTTGGTTGGAGATTAGGTGATTTAAGATTAGAACTTAGAAGAGACGGTAAAAGATAATGGCAGATAAATCAGCAGTACCACTTCCTATAGCAACTACAGAATATGATGAAATAAATGAAACTATTACAAGAAGAACAATAGAGCAAACGTTTCAAGATATAAACTCTGACATAGGAAATGCTAAAAGAAAACAAGATACTATAAGCAGTAAGGCTATACGCAGACATCAATTTTTGTTAATGGGAGTTACAGGTGGCTGATAGTTTAAAAGTTTTAGGGCAACTTGACCCAGCAGCAACAACTACAACTGTTTTATATACAGTGCCAGATAAAACTCAAACAACAGTGAGTTCTATAGTTGCTGCTAATAGGACAGGTTCAGCAATAACGTTTAGATTAAGTGTACATGTAGCAGGTGCTACTGCAGATGATAAACAGTTTTTATTTTATGATAAATCTGTAGCAGCAAATGACTCTTTTTCTATAGTTATAGGAATTACTTTAAATCAAGCAGATGTTATAAAAGTACGAACAAGTGCAGTAGACATGAGCTTCAATATATTTGGTTGTGAAACAACCGAGGAAAGATAATATGGATTTAAAACAACAAGCAAAAAACGTAGCAGCACAAGGTCGTTTTGGCGATTCTATGCTGCTTCATGTAAATCCTGCAGAAATGAAAGGTATTGCATCGGCGATGCCTATAACTATAAATCCTGAAACAGGACAACCAGAAGCTTTTTTACCATTCTTGGCACCTATTTTAGGTAGTCTAGGATTTAGTGCTTTAGCAGGGACAGGTGCTTTAGGTGCAACATTAGCTGCTAAACCACTGCTTGCATCAGCGATAGGTTCTGGTCTTGCACAAACTGCAGTCACAGGAGACCTTAAAAAAGGTATATTAGCTGGTATAACTGGTTATGGCGTTGGTTCTGCATTACAAGGAGCAGGAGCAGCAGCACAAGGAGCACAAGCTTCTGAGGCAGCTACTCAAGCTATAACTGATGCTGCAACAGATGCAGCAACAAGTTCTGCTTTACTTGACCCTAACTTAGTCAATCCTAGTATTTCTGGACCTGTAATGCCAGGTGCTGCAGGAGTAGGTTTAAATCAAGCAGGTATGGATGCAGTAAATATCGCTACTAATCAAGCTCTAACAACAGGTCAGCCAATTATAAGTCAAGCAGCAAAAACAGGTTTTGGAGATGTTATAGGTTCAGAAGCTTATCTTGCATCTAATCCTACACTTGGACAAGCTTTCCAAGATGCTGGAGGATTTAGTTTAGAAGGTGGTACAAATTTACTTACTAGTTTATCACAGCCTAGTTCCTACTTGCCTATAGCAGGAGGTATGGGAACCACAGGAGTAATAATGTCTCAAGAAGCTTTTGAAGAACAATTAAAACAAATGGGTATAGATGCAGAAGAAAGAAAAAGAAGAATAAGAGAAATGTACCCAGAAAATATACCAGTAGCCTCTGGGGGTGCTTTGAGTTTTCAAGAAGGTGGTATTACATTTGATGAAAGAATGTTTTTGCCAAGGATGAATCCAAATGTTATGAATACACAGGCTATACAAAGAAGAACTGTTCCCATAGACCCTAATTTTATGCCAGGGTTTCAACCAGAATTTAACTATTTTCAAAATATAAATCCTAGTGCAACAGCTTTACAAAGTGGAGCTCAAGGTATTATGGCAGTTAATCAACCTAGTGTAGGTCCTTTTAACCCAACAGCAACACCAGGATATAATCAGTTTTACAGTGCTGCATTAGGCGCTGCTCCACAAGTATTAAATCCTTTTGCTCCAGTAACACCATTTACACCAATACCCCCAGCAATACCAACAACACCTCCAGATGATGGCACAGGTGACAGAGATGACACACCTCCTCCACCACCACCCCCAGATGATGTACCACCTCCAATAGATATACCTATAGATGGACCTATAATACCACCTATAGGCAAAGGCGGTCCTGGTTCTGTTCCACCTTCTATAGGTAGAATAGATGATTTTGTAGATTTACCTACACCTCTTGTTCCACCAACAGATGGTCCAATAATACCTAATATACCTAACATACCAACTGGAGGAGACTTTTCTATACAAAGAGAAGAAATAGATATGAGAGATATGATGCCTCCTTCTGTAGGTAGAATAGGCGGTGATATAAATCAAGATAATTTTATACCTATGCAGCCTCCAGTCATAACTCCACCTATAGACACACCTCTATTGCCACCAATGACACCGCTTGAAAAACCAATAATAACTCCTCCTCCTTTAGAGGATTTTGGTTTTGGTCCAGGAATAAGACCAACAGAAGATTTTTTAATAAATCCTGAGCCTATGCCGATTGCTAGACAAATGCCTGTTGGCAATCCAATACCTTTTGTGCCACCAGTAATGCAACCTGAGCCCGTCATACAGCCTGCACCTATGGTGCAACCTGAGCCTATCCCTGTTACGGCTCCAACTGTGCCATTTGTGCAGCCTAATATACCATTAATAAATCCAAGCATTTTACCTACACCAGTGAATATGATTCCGCAAATGCCAATTATGTCACCTCGTATGCGTATGGCAGAAGGAGAAAGCACAGAAGTACAAGTTGATAAATTACCTGAAGGATTAAAAGCTATGTATGATTCTGGACCAAAAGGTCGTGAAGGTGTAGAAAAGATAGCAGCTAAAACAGATAAATTTCAAGAAGGTCGTTCTACTTCTATAATGCAAGATGAAGTCACCATAGAACTCGTAAAGTTTTTAAGAGGTGAAACAGATGATGATAGTATTATTGCTAAGTTTTTAGAAAAATATGGCAATGAAGCGTTTATGCAAGTCAGGCAAGCCGTGCTACAAAATATTATTCCAGGGGCACAAACTCAAGGAATGATTCAAGGTAACAATCAAGGCGGTATGGATGATGATATAAACGGACTAATAGGTGCTACTCAACCTGTAGCAGTATCGCAAGATGAATACATAATTCCTGCAGATGTAGTGTCAGATTTAGGAGATGGTTCTTCCGATGCTGGTGCTAAAAAGCTAGACCAATTACTTGATAGAGTTCGTATGGCAAAAACAGGAACTACAAAGCAAGCATCACCTATAAAAGATAAAGAGGTTATGCCAGCATGACGGAAGCAGCAGTGCAAATATCTGAAGAATATAAAATATCTTTAATACCATCACAAGAATTAATTAAGATATGGGACCAATGTGAACCTATATTATTTAAATCTTGTAAACGTTCAGATGGTAGAGATAGACCTGTAGATATTTTTTATCGTTGTACTAGAAATCAATCAAGTTTATGGATTATTTTTGATGATTCAGATTTAAACATAATAGGTTGTGTTGTTACAAATTTACATGATTATCCATCAGGAAAAAGAATGTTGCATATAGAACACGTTGCAGGCAAACAAATGGATAAGTGGGCAGACTTAGGATTAGAGTGTATGTATAAATGGGCAGCAGAAAATAAATGTGAAGGCATTGAAGCTGTTGGTCGCACAGGATTTGTGCATTGGATAAAAGATAGAGAAGAATGGCGAGAAACATCTCGTTTTTATGAAATGAAACTAAAAGGAGAATAGTATGGGTGGAAGAAGTGGCGGTAGCAGTTCAGCACCAACAGAACAAACCGTATACAGCACCGATTTACCAGAATACGTAGAACCGTATTTTACCCGTCTTTTAAGTAGAGGCGAGGGAGAATCGTTACAACAGTATACGCCATACGGTGGACAAAGACTGGCTTACTTTTCGCCAGACGAATTAACTAGTCAATCCATGACCAGAGGTTTTGCTATGCAAGGTACTCCTATGCAGTATCAACAAGCACAAAATATTTTAGGACAAATGGGTGGTTATGGTTCTACTTATCAAGCAACTCCTTTTACTTCTAGTTATGACCCTAGTGTAAGAGGTTCTGAATATCAGGCTGGTCAGTTTACACCGCAAGCACAAAGTATGACTTTTGAACAGGGCATCGGTAGATTTATGTCTCCGTATCAGCAAGCAGTTACTGATATTGTCAAAAGAGAAGCAACAAGAGGCTCAGAAATACAAGCTGATAAAATATCAGATGCTGCAGCCATGTCAGGCGGATTGGGTGGTTATCGTGAAGCGATATTACAAGCAGAACGAGAAAGAAATCTTGGACAAAGATTAGATGATTTACAAACACGCGGCAGTCAAGCAGCCTTTGATAGAGCAGCAGCACAATTCGATAGAGAAAGAGCAGCAGACCTACAAGAACAAAGATTAGGATTGCAAGCTTTTCAACAAGGAGAACTTGGCAGACAACAACAAGAAAGACTAGCACAACAAGCATCAGTTGCAGGTGAACAAGCAAGACAGCAAGCAGCTAGATTAGGTCTTACTGCACAACAAGCAGAAGATAGAGCAAGACAAGCACAAGAACAATTTGCACAAAGAGCTTTTGATATTTCTAGCCAGCTAGGTTTGCGTACTGCTCAAGGACTTTCTGGTCTAGGAGATACTATACAAAGAGATGCTTTAGCAAGAATAGGTGCCTTGTCAGATATAGGCGGACAACAAAGAGCTTTGCGACAAGCTAGTCTTGATTTAGGTTACGAAGATTTCTTGCGTCAGCAGGGCGAAACACAAAGACAACTTGGTGTATTAAGTAATATACTAAGAGGTGTACCAGTGCAACCGCAAAGAACAGTAAGCACGTTCCAGCAACAACCTGGATTATTTCAACAAGCAGTAGGTCTTGGTTTACAAGGTCTAGGTTTATATAGAGGATTATCGTAATGTCTTTAATTAAACAAGCAGAAGAATTAGAGTTTGTACCAAAGCAACAACTGATACAAATGGCACAAAATCCAAGAGGAGATTATCCTCCTTTCTTGGTGATTAGCGAAATAGAAAGAAGAAAACAAAATGAAAGAGCATTTGAAGCTCAACAAGCAAAAGCCAATATGCCTACAACTACTGTTGCAGAAGAATCAGTTATGGAGTTTGCAGGTAGAGGCATAGCTCCGAGTAAACCTATGCTCATGGCTGGTGGTGGCATAACACAAATGCAAGTTGGTGGTGCTTTAGGTACAGGTAGCGATAGTCTTGCTGCATCATTTAGTCCCTTTATGCAAAAACCAGAAGAAGATGAAGATGGTATTTTTAGAAAAGCTATAGATTTTGCTAAAGAAAATCCAGCACAAGCCTTATCGTATGCCTCTAATGCTCTGCTGTTTTTACCTGGAGTAGGATTACTAGGTATGGGTGCTATAAAAGCTGGAGCAAAATTATTACCTAGAGTAGTTCAAGCCGCAAAATCTGCAGGTCAAAAAGGTTTTACAAAACCAAATCCTGCATTTATGAGAGGTCCACAAGGAAAAGGTAGTTTTACTATGGGTGGTCCAGAAAGAACATTTAGTTTAGCAAAAACTGCAACTGTAGGTTTACCAGCAATAGGAGCTACTAAATTAGGAGTAGAAGCATTGAGTGGTAATGAAACTACTACAATGGATAACAAAGGAATTACAGCACAAGAGCAAATAGCTCAAGAATCACAAAGTAAATTACAGCAATTACTTACAAATACTGCTACATCTACAGATACTACAGATACAGATGATAGAGATAGATTTTTAACAATAGCTCAACTAGGTGGAGTTATAGGTGCAGCTAGAAACCCGTCTGAATTATCTGCAGGTCTTGGTCAATTAGCAGGCAATATACAGCAACAAAGACGTGGCGAATATATGAGACAAGCAGAGCTACAACTTAAACAAGCACAAATAGCACAAGTGCAAAGTGCTATAGAAAACTTACCTATTGAGCAACTTAATGAAACTTACAATGCTATTATAGAAGGTATAAATGCTGGTCAGTTAGATGCTGAAGAGTATGGACCTACGTTAAACTCAATAGTACAAAGATTGATGGCGTTGCAAAGTATAGATATAGAACAAGGAGATACCTATAAACAGTTTGTATCTAATGCCTAATGGAAACAATAAGATTAAATGAAAGTCAGGTTTTAAATTTACCAGAAAATTTAGACCCGCAAACTAGAGCAAAGATAGCTGCAGAAGTAAAAAGAGATTTTGGTATAGACATAAACCAAACAACATTACTTGGTAGAGCAACAGAGATACCAAAAGGTATCGCAAGAGGTGCTACTTTATTAGCTACAGATGTGCCATTAGGTATATCTGCTTTGTTTGATGTTGGTGATGATGGTGTAATAACTAAAGGATTACAAGATTTTCAGAAAAGAGTTAGAGAAACTTCACCTTTAGCAGCAAAACCAGGCTATGAAGATTTGTGGACAACTAAACTAGCAGAAGGTGTTGGTTCTTTTGTACCATTTTTAGGTGCTGCAAAGGTTGGTCAAGTTCTTACCAAAACACCACAAAAATTATTTACTAAAGAATACTTTAAAAGTCCTGCATTTACAGTGCCTGGTGCTTTAGGTGTAACTTCTGGTATGGCACAACAAGCCGATAGAATAGAAATGGCTAGACAGTTAGGCGAAGATGTCGGTCCTGTAGCAGAAACACTAGCAACAGTAACAGGCGGTACTATTGGAGTATCAGAAGTATTACCTGTAGCAGCGATACTAAATAAATTATCTAAAGGTGCATTACTTGATGAAGTAATGGGTAACAAAATAAAAAGAGCATTAGTATCTGGAACCCAAGAGGGTGCTCAAGAGGTGTTTGCTAGTATTGCACAAGATGCTACAGCTAGAGGTTTTTACAGTGATGAGCTACCTATAGGTGAAAGCATATTAGATGAGTTTACTATAGGAGCAACCATAGGTGCTGGTGCAGATTTAATTTTAAATAGTTTTGCTGGTAGAAGAGGTTTAGCAAATCAAAGATTTAAAGACGAAGAACAAGCTGCTAGAGAAAATAATAGAATTGCACAAGAGAATAAAAAAGCAGAATTTGAACTAGCACAACAACAAGGAGACCTAGAGGTATTACAACCTAGAGTATCTAAAGAAACACCAGATGTTCCAGTCCCACCAATCACTACAACAGTTCCAACTTTATCTGTGATACAAACACCAGATGGTAAATACTCTTTAATTGACCCTACTAATACTACCCAACCAGTGCTTAGAGTTTTTGACACAGAGGCAAAAGCTTTAACATCTAAAAAAAGAGAACAAAACAAATTATTCAGAGAAAAAAATCTTAGCGAACTTACAAATGACTTATACAATTTAGGTCTTATAAACAGTTCTTCTGGTCTTGCTATGGGTAACACCATAAAAGATACAAACAACCAGTTTGTAAATGCCAAATCTATTATAGACTTTGATTCCAAAGTAGACCCCAAAAAACTAAAATCAAAAGACGATTACTTTAAAAACAAAAACGTAGATGTAAAAGATGCGTATACGTTTGCAGAAGTACGTAAAATTTTAAATGCTAAAGACCTTAATTTATTATTAAGAGACAAAGCATCACAAGTGTTTGCTGCTTCAGAAAAAGCAGGAGAGCCATCTATACGTGATGATAAGAAACTAGTTAATGTTAATAACAAAGCTATAAAAGATTTAGCTGCATCTAAAAACATAGAACTAGATTTTACAGACCCTGCTGTTAGATACTTTAGCAGACAGCTAACAGGCTTTGATGATATAGCCAAAGTTAAAAACCGTGGTGCAAAAGAACTATTTGTGGCACGTTTACACTCTCTTCCTAAGTTTAATGTCAAAACTAAATTCCCAGACTTCAGACCAAGAAACTACACAGCACAAGATATGGCTGATTTTGTAGCTAATTACAAAACAGACAACATAAAGTTTGATGTAGGCTCTTTATTAAAAGCTGGTCCAGACCCAATAAGAAAAAATAAAGTTGCTACAGAGCAATTTGTACGAGACCTTGTTAATAGTGGTAGAGCAGAAAAAATAGAGGGTACAAACAACTATCAGATAAGAGATAATTTTGAGTTTGATATTGCAAGAAGAGCAGAAGGATTCAACGAAACACCTGAAGAGTTTGGTGCAAGACTTAAATCAGAAGGTGTGTTACCAGACGAAACTATTACACAGCTACAAGAAGCTGAACAAGTAAGACAAGAAAGATTCTTACCACCAGAAGAAGTAGCACCAAAGATGATTAACTTTGCAGAGGCAGTTGAAGAAGGTAAAGTAAACAAGTTTGCAAAAGAGGCACAAAAAGTATTAGATGGTGTAGGCTTAGGTGAAGTTGGTTTAGTAATTAGCGATGATATATTGTCAACTACAGCTTTACGTAGAAGAGATGATACATTTGCTTTTGACCCAGAGGGTGTCACTCCAGGCACAAAAAGAGTAAGAGGTGAAGTAGCAGAGTATGACAGAAATACTGATACTATATTTATATCTTTGAGTGCCATAAATCCAGATGGGACACTATCAGAGGTAGAAATACAACAAAGAATAAATAGAGTAATAAACCATGAACTTATCCATGCTTTACGTGCCAAAGATTTAATTACAGAAAAAGATTACACCTATTTAGCTAAAGAAGTAAAACGTAGAAAAGTGCCTGCATCTGTAGACCCTAGTGCTGCAGAAAGAGGTATTACATATTACACCAGAGCAGCAGAAAGTTATTCTAATTTAGTTGATAGAGCTACTCCTGAACAAAGAGAAGATTTATTTGTAGAAGAAGCTATAGCAGAGTTATACAAAAACAAAGATAGTAAACCAGATATACCACCAAAAGCTAAAACTATTTTAGGTAAGATTACACAGTTCTTTGAGTCTCTAGGTCAAGCATTTAAACGTTCAGGTTTTAATAGAGCATCAGAGATACTACAAGAGATAGAAGCGGGCAAAGTTGGTGCTAGAGAAAGAGGTGTATTACGTTCTGTTAAAGATGTATTGCGACCAGCAAGTGCAGGCGTACCTACTTTTGCTAGAACAGATGAACCAGAAATAGGAAAGTTTACAATAAAAAAAGATGAGTTTGTTGAAGGCAATATTAATGTAGGAAAAATACTTGGATATGACGTAGAAATATTTAGAGACCCAGGTGGGATGGGAGGTCAAAACTATTCTATGATTATTACAGACCCAAGAGTAGACATGAATATAGATTTTGCATCCATAGGCTTGTTTAGTAAAAACTTACAAGAAGCAAAAAAAGATGCTGTAGATAAAATTCAAACATTAATTAATGATGGAGAAATTTTAGACTTTGCTTCAACTTATTTTATGAGAGGAGTAGGTAAAAGAGAAGATGCAGTATTAGCAAAATTAAAAGATACAGACTTACCTACTTTTGCTAGGGGACCAAGAGATGAATCGTCTGGTCACTTAGCTGATTTTTTACCTGCACAATATGGTCCACCTGCACATCAACTAGATATAGTATATAGCGATGAAAAAACAAAAGATGGTTATTATCCAGTTAGTTTTGGTTTTAGATATCCTATAAGACCAACAACAAAATCAACTACTGAAGAAATACAGAGAGCTAGACAAGCATTTATGCAATATAGCACAGCTAGAACACCACAAGAACAACAAGAAGAACGTGAGTTTATAAATAAACTTATGGAAATAAAAGGCAATCCAAATGCTATTATTACTATGTATCAAGCTGCACCACAAAGAGATTTACGAGAAGGAGATTTAATAACTCCATTTTTAAGTGAAGCTAATGCTCTTATAGAAGATTCTAAAGTTACTAAACAAGAAATAAAAGAAGCAGATAGAGCTAGAAGAAGGCAAGAACAGATAGATAAAACAGGTGCAATAAATTTACAACAAGAAAAAAACTTTGCAGCAATGGATGAAATTATGGATATGTTTGGTATGCCTGAAAGAACTCCATCAAAGTTACATATTTTTAAATTAAGAGCAGGAGATGTTCGTTGGGATGGTAATAATGGCTGGGCAAGATGGGGATATTTCCCAAGAATAAAAGCTGTAGAGGATATACCTACATTTAGTAGAGTTTCAGATATAAAAAATAAATATGCAAATGAAGATATTAAACTTGACATATTTGAAACAGAAAATGAAATTAAATTATCTAAAATAGTAGTTTCTGAAAAAAATATAGGATTAGGAACTTTTGTAATGAATGACCTAACAAACTATGCAGATAATAATAATAAAGTTATTACTTTAACTCCTAGCAAAGATTTTGGTGCAACTTCTGTAAATAGATTAAAAACTTTTTATAAAAGATTTGGTTTTGTAGAAAATAAAGGTAGAAATAAAGATTTTTCTTACAAAGATACTATGTATAGATTGCCTAAAATAAGTCAAGATATGCCTACATTTAGTAGAGATGCAGACGATGCTTATTTTGCTAATGAAAGAAAAAAAAGAAGGTTAAGTAATTTAAAAGAACAGTTAGTATTCCGTGAAGCTGAGTTAAATGAAGTTGGCAGTCAAATGACTGACAATACTAGAACTAATTTAGAAAAACAAATATCTAATATTAAAGATAGAATAACAGAAATAGAATCAGATATACCTACGTTTAGTAAAGGTGCTAGGTATAGTAAAAGAAAATTTAGTGACTTTTATTATCACATAACTCCTACTCCAAATGTAAGAGGTATTTTACAAAGTTCAATTAATCCTTTAAAACCTTCTAATTTTATAAATGCTAGAACAGGTAATAGATTTCAAGATGAGCCTGCAGTTTTTGCATTTACTAATCCAATAGATGCAATTCAATGGTGGAGTAATACAGAATTTAATAGAGAAGATTTATCTATGTTATTGATAGATAAAAATGCTAATGATTGGACACAAGACCCAGCTAGTATGTCATTTAAAGGTAACATTAAAGAGGACTTTAGACTTGTAAATTCTGATGTATTTGGTTTTGGCTTTAATGAACAGCCTACTTCTGTTATAACTACGCAACCTGTTCAAGCAAAAGATATTAAAGGTTCATTAACACTTCCTGATTTATTTGGAAAATTAGGAGAAATGTATGGAACTGTATCAGGACTTGATAATATAACACCCTATTACGGTTTATTACCAACTCGTATTGATGGTAAAGAAGAACAAATTACATATATGAATCGTGTTGCTGAAGCATTAAATCCTGTGAGTGCAAAAGATAAAAAACTATTAAATAATTTAGATAAAGCTGAAGAGTATGCAAAGTCTACAAGAAAATTTCAAGTCCCTACCTATAATACAAACTCATCCGATGTCGCTTTAGATGCAGCAATAGAATTTAATGAGGATGGAACTCCAAAAGAACCAGACATACCAACCTTTAGTGTTGGAGAAATGCCACAAGAATTACAAGCATCAGCTAGAAGAGTAATGGGTGCCTATGATGCACCAACAGAGCCATACGGTGTAAGACTTATTGAATTAGTTTCAGACCCAATAACTAATGTAAGAAAGCTATTTAAAAATGCAAGACAGCTATACATAGACAAGTACGATAAGATTGCTAGAAAGTCTATACAGTTATCAGAAGAAAATGATGCCATTAGATTATTAAATAATACTGCAGATACTAGTGCAATAGCTGCAATACGTATGTCAGACAGAGCAAGAGGTATATTCCAAGGCTTATTAACTACTGGTTATGCAACAGATTTAGTTGACGGTGAGACAGGACTAATAAATGTTTTACCGTTAGAGCTATCAGCAGAATACAATACTTTCTTACAACCAGAAACACAAGACACACAAGATGTAAGTGGTAGAGTCGTCAAAGAAGCTGGCAAATATTACGGAGGTCTCACACAAATACTTGCACCAGTGTATACAAATTCTAGTGTAGACGGAGAACAGATATTCAAACTGTATGGAATACTAAAAAGAGCTAAGAAAATAGATGAAACTACTGGTAAAGAAACTCCTGTAACTGCAGATGATTTAGCTAAAATACCTTATATAGAATCAAACTTTCCAGAGATAGTAGAAGCTTACAACAATTATCAAAGATGGAACAATCAACTTATAGAACTTGCTAAAAACAAAGGCTTATTGAGTGAGGCACAAGCAACTCAGTGGCAAGACTATTCTGCGTATTATCCTTTCTATAGAAATATGGTTGAAGATGGTAGTATTCTTGGACCCTCGATTGGTGGTGGTGCTTTACCAACTAATCCGCTTGGGGTAAAAATGAAAGGCTCAGTAGAAGCCATAGACACAAACCCTGTAGAAGCTATAGCAAGAAACTCTTTATCTATTTTAAATGCAGCCATGAAAAACGATGGTATGCAAAAGCTAATGAGAGATTTACAACTTAACGGAGAAGCAGAGTTAGTAGATGTAACACAAGCTAGTAGACCAGATGTTGTACCAGTTTTTGTAGATGGAGAAAAAGTTTATTACAGAGTAGATGACTTAGAGCTAGTAGAAAGTATGCAAGGCATGGGAGTTACAAGTCTAAGTGGATTATCTAAGTTCTTGGCTATGCCAGCATCTTTCTTAAGAGATGTTGTAACAAGAGACCCAGGCTTTGTGGTTGTCAACTTATTAAGAGATACATTATCTGCATCAGTAACATCAGGTGTGCCAATAAATAGTGAAGAGGGTGGATTTAAACCAGTTATTACTACTGTTAGAAATATGTTTAGAGACATGACTGAATTAGAAAGGTTTGGTGTGTTGGGTGGTTACGACTTCCAAAATGATGAAGGCTCGGTGAAACAATTTGTTGATAGAGCCATAAGGAAAGAAGGCATAAACCCAGACAATAGTATGAGTATGTCAAACTTATTCTATAAAGCTTGGGATGGTTTGGGTGCATTAACAACTAAATCAGATGGTGCTACTAGATTAGGTGTCTTTGATGCGGTATACAAAGACATAAAAGAAAGAGGCGGTACAGAAGCACAAGCACAATCAGAAGCTGCTTATCAAGGATTAGAAATAATTAACTTTGGAAGAAGAGGCTCAGACCCACTGTTTAGAACAATCACAGCAGCTATTCCTTTTTTAAATGCCAGAATACAAGGTTTAGATGTACTTTACAGAAGCTTTGGCACTGGAGAATATTCAGCAGTACAAAAATTAGAAGCAGCGTCTCCAGAAGCTGCGGCAAATCTCAAACAAGATATTTTTTATACTGCAATGTCCAGGGGTATGTTTATTACATTCCTAACTTTATTATATTACTTAATGGTTTCTGATGACGAAGAATATCAAAACATAAGAAGAGAAGTTAGAGACGATAACTGGATAATACCTTTAGGTAACGACATACCTGCAGTAAAAATACCTATACCTTTTGAGGTTGGTATGGTGTTTAAAGCGATACCAGAAAGAACTTTTGATTTAGCTATGGGAGAAACATCTCTAAGCGAATACTCTAAATCACTACGAAGGCAGTTAGGCACATCTGCAAACATACCTTTCTTTGATGGTAGTGTTGCATTTCAGGTTATTAAACCTATAGCTGATGTAGTTGCAAATAGAAATAGTTTTACAGGCACGGATATTGTTCCTTACTATCAAACTAAATTAGAACCAGCATATCAACAAAGAGCAACAACAAATGAGTTAGCACGTGTCATTGGAGAAACGTTTAACGTATCGCCAATCAAACTAGAATACATAGTAAGAGGTTATACAGGAACTCTTGGTGGTTATTTATTAGATGCTGCAGATTCTGTAACAAGACTAGGAACAGGTACACCATACATACCACCTAACATAAACTCAGTGCCAGTAGTAAAAAGGTTTTTATTAGACTTAGATAAAGGCGGTGGCTTGCAACAACAGTTTTATGACTTAAGAAACGAGGTTGATAGAGCAGTGCAGACTATGAATAAACTTAAAAAAGCACAAAGGTTTGATGAACTGCAAGCATATAGAACTAATATGCAAGGTGTGTTAAATGTCAAAGGTCAAATCAGAGCAATAGAAAGATACATGGACAACTGGAGAAAACGTAGAGATGTTTTACTTGCAAGAACTGACATCAATCCATTAGTAAAAGCTGAATTACTAGAACAATTAGAGATGGAAAGAGATAAAAGGTTGTCGATAATTACAGAACTTAAAAAGAAAGCAAACGTTCCTGCTTACCAGATGGGATTATAAATAATATTCACTAGTGATTATAAACTCCTGGATATAAATTCGGTACGTTGTAACCAGCTTTTTTTATTTCTGCAATAGCCTTTTCTTCTTTTAAAGGTTTAATACTAAAGAATCCTTTGTATTGAGGATAACGTGCGTGAAACAAACGTGCGTAAAAACAAATGTAATCATTACTAATTTTAAAATCCCCACCCTTAGTTTCTATCTCTTCATTCCAACGAATCCTATTTATGATTGCCCATTGAGAATACTTTTTTCTACCACTTTGTATAGCTTGGAAAGTATACTCTTCAAACTTTTGCCATACTTTAGGATTTTCTTTATGCCATGCCCACCATTTTTCTTTACGTTTCTTTAATTTATTTTCATAGTATTCTTTCATTCTGCACCTACCATTTTATTCACCTGTTTTAATAATTCTTCTTCCGTGCCATAAGCATCTTCAAATCTTCTTTTATATGGATGTCTGCTTATAGGTCTAAATCTATTGCCTTTGCGATGATGCTCAAAGCAAAGAGGTAATACAGAAAAATGTGCATTTGGTTTTGTTTTGCCAATAACATGATGAATTTCTGCAGGCACTCTGACACCTGTTGTATTTAAACAAACTATACATCCAAGTTCGCTAACAGCTTCCATGTGTTCAGCTTCTTTTTTAGTTGGATTTCTACCTTTGAGCATAACGTCTCTTTATTTTATTTTTCTTTTTTTTATTTCCAAATATTTTCTCAAAGTTTTTGTCAAACTTATCTTTATCAAAGGGTCTTTGTCTACTACCCTTAGTCATACATAGACATAAAAATAAATAAAGCACATAGAACTACTGCGGATAACACATTTATATCAATCAAACTATACTCCGTATTTCTTACGTTCTTCTCGTTCATTAACTACTCTAGTTCTCCATTCATCAAATCCTATCTCTCTACCTTTAACTTCTAATTTTACAGACTCTACAATACCTGAACACTTAGCATAGTTTAAACGTGCCTCATAAAGTTCAGGTTGATTCTCTGCATAATTGTCTTGTGCAACTGCGGTCTTATGTCCTTGTTGCACAGCTAAAGTCATAAGCTTTGCTTTGATACGTTTAACATCAGCATCAGCAATCATCTTTTCAACTATTGCTCTCTCTAATACAGGAGCCATACTACGTATATGCTCCATCCAATTTTCTACTTGTTCGTCCATCATCTTGCTCTAAACAAATAATACAAAGCTTTGATTTTCCACTCTTCTAAATTTAATTCAGCTAAGTGTTTTGGTAACTGATTCATACGTTTAACCTACTCTGCAACTCTTCATCTCTATCTGTAATTATGGAGTTAGTTAAGTAATCCATTAATATTGCATGACTAGTAGTTGCAGTAAATTTTTCTAAAGGTTTAAGTTGTTGTAATAGTTCTAAGTAGTTTTTCTTAAACTCCCAAAAAACTTGTTCATCAACTTCTTCATCTATAAGTTGTAGTAAGTCTTTACCATACATAATTTTAGAATGGTGGTTCAATGCCTTCATCTTCTTCTCCCACGTTTGTATTAAAATCTTCTTCAATATCTTCTTTAGGTTTTGGAACATAACACTCTATTTTAGTATAGAGGTATTTATTACCCGCCTTAGATACTCTCTCCCATTGTGCTATACCAACTTGTACTTCTTCATTTGGTGACTCTTTAATTTGAGTTACAAATTCTTTAAGTAGTTCTTTGGTCATAGGTATTTTCCCAGTCCAATCAGGCTGTTGACTTCCAACCTTTTTAAAACCATTGATACCTACTGGTCCTTCAATTACTGCCTTATCATCCATCGTTTTTCTCCTCAAGTGTTGCGATATACTCTTTGCAATAGTTATCAATATCTGCAAGCATATCAGGGTTTATAGATTCAAGTCTTTTTATAGACTTGCCATTGCTTTTATAATAGTTTTGCACTGACTCTCTAGTCTTATGTGTCTTTACTAAATTTTTGAATCCTTTAACAAAAGTATTTGCCCATCCAATATCTTCATCAACATCATTCTTTTGCACTTCTTGTTTAGTATCTTTTATATTATCTGAAGATACTTCATCTTGTGGTAAATCCTCATTTGCATAAATATAATGTCCTAGACCATATATGCCAAAACATTTAGTTAAACACCTCTGCTTTGCAGTATTTATTTGAAAAGCATTAGGATTTATTATGGGTTTAAACCCAATAGATAAAGGCAATGATTGTGTCCTAGACAAGTTACCTATATTAACTGTGCATCTAACCTCTGCACTACCGTCAGGCAAAGAAACATAGGGTAAACCATCTTCTGTTTCATAAAAACTAAATTGAAATTCAGGATAGTATTGCATCATAATACCCCATGCCCACGCCCAAGAAAGATAAGTTAAACCTTGTTTTTCGTCTGTATGTTCATTTACATTTACAGCAGACAAAGTTTTCCATACTTCTTCAAATGTATATTTTTGTTCATTCATTTTATACCCTCAGTTCTGAATTATAATTTTTGACTAATTTCCAATAGCTTAATAAATAATTAAACATATCAGTATGTTTGGAATGTGACTCTTCATCCCATACATGACAAGCTATTACACCTGTTTCACTTCTATCAACAAAGATAGAAACTCTTTCAGCAGTATCAAAGCCACACCCTTGAGCATAAGCTGACAACTGCATACCATGTTCATCGTATACTAATCTCTTTGGGTCTTTGCCCTCAAGATTATCTTTTGTTTTAAAATCAACAAAGATACCGCTTTGTGAATACAAATCTATTTTGCCTCCATATCCTTGCTTTGCACAAAAAGAATCTTCTGCTATCCACACCTCATTAGGATAGTGTTCATCTAACCAATCCTTAACGACCTCGTAAGGCTCTGTAACAATATCTGATACAAAACCTTGCTCTATCATTGCGTGTACCTCTGTGCCTCTCTCAGAGGCTTCCTTGCCTATCAAACTAGAATGATGTTTAATTCTAATAAGATAGTCCTCTAAGCTTTCATCTTCCTCTTTATCTAGTTCCATACAAGAATAAATAGTTTGTGACATCTTCCAGTTCTCAAGACCAGGTTTTGCCAACAAAGATAATACAGTTGTTACAGAGGGAACTAGATTTAGTTTCTTAGCATCAGCTAATGTAGTATTTCTTTCTTTACCATTCTTGCCAACAACTGTATACATAGGAGTACCAGTTTGCGTATACCAGTGACCTGCTTCTGAAGTATATTTAGATTCACTCATGCTATTCGCCAAACACCTACACCATCGTCAATCATCCTAACACTAAACTTTTTATGAGGATTCTTATGTGTATAACGTAAAACGTAATTACTAATTATTTTCTTTTCTTGATATATTTTTGTTTTAGGTAATGCTATAGTAATACTTTGATTTACTTGCATTTCATGTAGAGGCAAATCATATTTAGGGGGTCTACCTCTTGATGCTGGAAGTGGAATACCATCTTCTATTTTAAAGTTCATAAATACTCCAATATTTAATTATGATTTAATTATGTTAATTTAATGTATTGATAATGTCAATAATATGTTTTAATATAATTTAATGCAAACTAACTCACAGATAAACAGAGTCAAAAATTACTATCAAAGAATAGAGTTATCTGTAATAAGACAAGCGATTCGTGATATGGCAAGCAAAGAGCCACAGAAAAACGAGGATGCTTTCAACTATTTTAAATCATCAGACTTTAAAACTTTATGTGTAAGGCACTCAATAGATAATGAGTTGTTTGTAAAAAGTATGGAACTACTTATTGACTATCCACTCATAACAAGAAAACGAGAAGTTAATAAGTTAGTTAAAGAGTTTAACAAAGAATTTAAAAACCCTTAGTAACTTACTGTCTAGTAACTTACTAGGTTTTTTATATATAGATTATATCTATTAAATAGATTATAACTATGGAGGAAAAAAATGCAAGCACAGGAGATTATCAAATCTAAAGCCTACAATCTATCAAACGGACAACACAAAGTAGAGTGTCCCTTTTGTCAAAATGATAGAAAAAAACACAAGCACGATAAACCATTGTCTATCAAAAAAGAAGGACAAAAAATAGTGTATCATTGTCATCACTGTAACGAAAAAGGTATTTATGATGAGAGTTTTGGGAGAGGTATGAGTGTCGTAAAAAATGGTGAACAGCCTGGGCAGCCTGAAGCTGCGAAAAATAATATTCACCAGTGTATGAATTTTACTGAGCAAACTGATGGTGCATCGTACGAATGGATAAAAGCTAGAGGATTAGATGTAGAGGTTGCCAAAAGTTGTGGAGTTCGTTTTGGAGAGTATAAAAACAGACCAGTTATAGGCTTTGATTTTAATAACGAAGAAGGTTTAGAGGCAGTAAAGTACAGGAGTGCTAATGGTTCTAAAAGTTTTTGGTGGGACGGTAATGCTAAAAAGCTATGGGGCAACAACGAGATAGTTGAAAATTTAGATACACTAGAGAATACAATTATTATTACAGAGGGGGAACTAGATACAGTAGCAATTAAAACTGCGTTTAAGGATTACGCTAATGTAGAGGTATACAGTGTTCCTAATGGTAGTCCAAGTAAAATTACTGACAACAAAGTAGACCCAAGCGAAGATGGTAGATTTAAATACGTATGGGAAGAAAGAGAAAAGTTTAAAGACAAACAAAAGATTATACTAGCTACAGATACAGACCATGCAGGGGATGTGCTTGCACACGAACTATCAAGAAGATTAAACAAGGCAAGATGCTATAGAGTTAATTATTTAGATTGCAAAGATGCCAACGAGTTGTTACAAAAACATGGTATTGAATCTACTATCAAACAAGTATTAGATGCTGAACCTGTAGAAATACACGGACTAAACACAGTAGACCATTATGCTTTGGATGTTCAAAGTTTATATGACAAAGGACTACCTAGTGGTGTATCAACTGGTTACGAGTCACTTGATAAAATCTACACTGTTTCTACGGGTATGTTAAATATTGTTACAGGCTATCCAGGTGACGGCAAATCTGCATTTATAGACCAATTAATCGTAAATTTAGGTAAGCAACATGGTTGGAAAACTTGTTTTTGTTCGTTTGAAAAACCACCACAACTGCACGTGGTACAACTATCACAAGTATTAGTGGGCAAACCTTTTTTTGAAGGGTTCAATGCACGTATGACACAAGAAGAAAAAGACTATGCGGAGGGTTGGATAAAAGAACATATCTTATTTCAAGACTATCAAGACGGAGGTCTACCAACTATAGAGGCAATCCTAGAAAAAGGAGCAAGTGCTGTCATGCGTAGTGGCATTAGAGTCTTAGTTATAGACCCATATAACTTTATACATAATGATTCTAAAAATGGGTTGGAGACTGACATGGTTTCAGAGATGTTGACTAAGGTTCAACTCTTTGCAAAACAACATGACGTGCTTGTAATTTTTGTTGCACATCCTACAAAGCCATTTCAAAGAGACGGAAAAAAGAATGTATGCACAGGTGTTGATGTCGCTAAATCAATGGCTTGGTTTAGCAAAGCTGACATGGGGTTGACTGTCTATCGTGGAGATAGCGGGGTTGAGATACATAACTGGAAGTGTCGTTGGGGTTGGCAAGGTAGCTTGGGTAATGTTAAGATGTCTTTCAATCCTATTAATGGGAGATATAAAGAGTTAGAGGAGGTTGAAGATAACTTTGACTGGAACTTTTAATGGATTACAAATCAATGACATAGGCTCTCCCTATGTTCACAAACGTCATAAAGTTGGCGTGGTTAAGATTGGCAAAAGCAAAATGGGTCGTGCAGTGGTGTATGACCAACACTTAATAGACAATCTATACCTAGACAATCTAATAACAGATAGAGAACACATGATACTAGACAAGTATCTTTATATGATTGCAAAAAGTGGGGCGTTTTTACCATCGTGTTTTCCATCAGATATAAAAATATTCACTGGTGGATATAATTCTGAGCTTCTGCCAAGGTCTGTAATGTTAGTTAGAGTGCAAAGATTCTTGCGTGAAGAAACCAGTAATGCTTTGGAACAAAAGTTTTGGAAACTAATGATAAGAAATCCAAAGACTTACAACGATTTAGATGTAGCAGTAGTGCAAAGGTGTGGTAATGCTTTACAAAGTTATTGGTATGTTAATCAACAGTCTCCTGTTTCATTGTTTCAGCAAGCGATTGCAAGCCAACCAATTTAACCTCTTGACTATCAACTGACTCATCTTCTACAGTTGTTGGTTCTGAATTAATAACAACATTATTTGCATCAGCCATGCTATGTATCATGTGGATTATTTGTTTATTTAGACTTCTATTTTCTTTTTTCGCTAGTGCGTGTGCTAGTTCGTAAGTCTCTTCTGCACATCTAATGTAAAGATTTTTCATCACTGTCTCCTTTAAAAACTATATCTATTTTATCTTCTACTTTGCCAACAGCTACACTTTCCCTACCTACTTGCCAAAATTTACCTGTTTGTAAAGTTTCTATGGCGTGTGCCAAATAGTGTTCGTTAGCTATCAACAAAGGGTTATCAAGTAAAGTAATAGCATAGGTCATAGCCTCTTGTTCAGTGTCAAACAACCAAACTCTATGTTTCCATTCTCCATAAGAATTGTATTTATCACTAACGTCAATCTCAAAAGTGTGTCTGATTACAGCATACATACAAAGATTATATCAAAAAGCAAGCAAATTGAAATACATTGTTCCACGTGAAACACAATATCTAGTATTAAAAATCCTACTGCAACACAAGATACTGTGGTGTTGTCCTGCTCTAAAATATTTTCACTGGTGAATATAATTTGTTCCTATTCCAACATTACCATTTTTATAAATACGCATGCCTTGACAAACTCTACCGATTGCAGTGTTATGTGCCTTCGGGATTAAAAATATTTTCACTAGTGAATACTAATCAGTCTTTCGTTGACCTACTGCTGTATTATCGTAACCTATCGCTGTGTTTTGTTGACCTCCATCTCCGTCATCTCCTACAAAAAAATATTTTCACTGGTGATTAAGAATTTAGTGGTTGGTTCTACAGACATAAAAAAAGGGCAAAGACCTAGGGGGTTAGCTTTGCCCTTTAGTTTCATTATGGAGGTAATGAAAAGCTTTATTAGTTTAGTTTATCTTTTTTTAATTCGTTTGCAAGTTCATCTTGCAATGAGTTTAGTTGTGCTGTTAATAAGAATCTAGTTTCCTCTTGTGTTTTAATTACTTGCCCTAGTATTTTTATAAGACTTTCAGTTACAACAAGCCAGTTACTTAATGATTCATTAAGTAAATGTAAGACTTCTTTATCAACTTTTTTTAGTTTTAACATTTTTCTTTTTCCTTTTCTTTGGTTTATCTAAATCAAGTGACTCAATAATCAAGTGACTTTTCATCCACTCGTTACTAACTCCTTGCTCGTTAAGTGCTTTCTTAAAAGCTTGTTCTATTTTTTTTGACATAATTTCTCCTTTTGTTTTGGATATAAATAATCAGCATGATATTCTAAAGTGTCCCAAGAAATACCTAATTCTGCATCATGTTTTCTGTCTGCAAAATTTAATACTTCCAAACATTCATCATCATTTAAATCGGGTCTTATGTTTTTTACATCTTCTATTTCCCAAATAATTGCTACAGAATTGCTATCATCATAACCATAACCATAGTTCTTTTTTTCTTTTACTATATTCCAAGCATTGTTTAATTCTTTTAGTGCTTTTTTATCAGAAGATATACCCTCTTCTGCATAAAACATTAAAGCATTTTCAACAATTTCAATAGCCTCTTTTACTTCTTTTGCCATAATTATTGCTCCCTTATTTCAATATTTTTAATATGTGATTTATCTATTTCAAATAAATCTCCGCAAGTATTGTTATATTCTTTGATAAGTTCTTTAACGAATTCCTGTTTATTGTTAGCTTTTCTAACTGGATTAACTGTCCCCAGTTCAATAATACATTCAAATAATTTCATTATTTTCCCCTTATATTTTTTTCGTTTTTAATTATGAAAGCTATCAATACTATTGAAAGTATTGAGTAGCTAATTATTTCTATAGGTGTCATTTATACTCCTTGATTATTAGAACTTTGAGAATCATCATGTCCAATAAGTTTTAGCCAATCTTTATTCTCATTAATAAAATCAATACAATCATCCATACACTGTCTAAAATGTTTTGTCCTGTAATCGCTTGGAGTATCTTCATCTGCTTGACAAACCATTTCACTTAGCAATTCTATTGCTGTATTAAATTTATTTTTGTAGTTTATTATTAGGTCTCTTTGTTTTAAATTTACACTACTCATTTATTGCTCCATAAAATTAATAAAGTAAAAGTATTACATAAAACATTACACAATGCAAACATAAATTAATCATAAAAAACTATTGCATTTATATTTCATAGTGCTATCATTGTATTTGTAAGGTTAGCGGAAAAGTGGATAGCTATTAAAGTATAAATCCAGTTTTACCACCTAGCAAAGTATAGGGATAACTTGGAATGTATCACGCCAAGGGTTCGTTGATGATACACGCTTTGCATATAGGAAAAGAGTAAAGGGGTTGCAAGACCTAGGTAGTATGAACAACGCCTTACTAGACTGATTTTTTCTCATGTGCGAGGGTGTTTCAATGTCGATAAATAACAAAACACAGCATTGCGGGTCTAGTGTTTTGCTAGTTTTACAATTCCCAAATCAAAAAAAACTAGCACTTTTTGAATAAAATAAAAAATTTATGTGCTATCATAATGCTATGACAAAAAAGATACATATTAGAGGATATATAACTCCTATTTCTCGTGGTCTGTAAACCAATATGTGTTGGGTTGCGAAACTTTATTGATACTGTAATTGTGAAGAGAAAAGGTTATTGTTACAGCGATAGCACTCGTTCTATAAAATGGTTCAATATTAACTGCGGTTGTAAACTGGTACATTTACAATAACCAAAGAGGCTGACTTAATTTGTCATAGTTTTTTGATTAGACTATAGAGGCAGTGTAATCCTCGCATCCTTTAGGATGTTACTTACACCAATAAAAACAACTATTAATTAGTTGTGTTCATAGCCACACTGCCTCTATTCTTAGACTATCTATACCAACTCAAAGACTATCTATTACAATCAATAGACTATCTATAAAAACCAAAAAAAAATCAAACACACCAATCGTGTCTCCTGACGGCATAAAAATATTTTATAATCACCAGTGAATATCAATCTTTCAGACTATCTACAATCAACACAAAAGCTTAACGACTGACAATCAACCTGACAAAAATGCAAAAAAAAAGGCGGAACACCACCATAACAGTAGCATCCCGCCTTTAATTATTTATCTAAGTATTATAATTTTTATCTAATGTGATTTTTGAATCAACTAACTCATCACACATTTGAATAAATGTTTCTGAATCAAAAGACTCATAATCACATTCAAAGTATGATTTTAAAAACATACTCAACTCAACAATAAATCTATGCGAACGCATAACTATTTGAGTCTTAGTTTCCCTAGCATCAGGATTTATACTTGTCTCATTGCTACATTTTGCAATCACACTAGCTAAATCAATTAGATTTTGATTAGTTATTTTTTTCATAATATTTACCTCCAATATGAAAATTATTTTTAAAAACAGTTTCATGCCTTTTGGCAATCATCAGTAGAAAACACACATTTTCTATACAGTTTTTACAAAATTGACTTCGTGAGACCTCGCCTATTGCAATACTTTGGCAAGGGTAAGGGTTTAGCATCCCTTAATAATCCCTTGCCTTGTATCGTTAGTTATCTAAAATTTGCTACATCTATATAAACCTTTTCGCCAAAAGGTACTTCTGAATCATAGGAACGTCCTCTATAAGTTGAAACCGCCCATATTACTGGAACATCAGGTTCAACATCTTCAGATACATAGCCTTGCAAATCAGTAAAGTAGATAAACGCACAGACATTATCAGTATCTTCAGTGTGTTCATTATATAGATTAAAGGGCGGGTCAAATCTAGTGTAGCCTCCGCCTCTTAAAACAAATTCTAAATCCTCCCCGCTAGATAAGTCGAACGAATCCCACCACTCGCCCGCATCATTTTTGCGAACTGTATCATCACAGTAGCAAACTCTGATTTTATCTATTCCGCATTTCTCACAGAGACTTTGCAATTCGCTAGCGAATATATTTAACTCTTCTTGAGAAACTGACATTGAAGTATCAAGGGCAACTACAATTTCGCCACCCTCAACAATCTTGTCTCTAGTTGGTAAGTAAATACCTCGCCAACTATGTCTGCGGTTAGGTCTATTCCATGTATTACAACCCTCGAGAGTTGACTCTAACATTTCAAGTAAGACTGATTTCCAGTCAACTTGAGTCTGCTTTAATTCATCAACTCTGCCTCGCAAGTCTGAACCTCCAGTTCCAAAGCTTGCAATTTTATCAGCCATAATAACTTGTGAACGTATTTGTGAAGATAACTCTTCCAACTCTTCAACGTTAAGCTTTTCGCCTTGGTCATTAGTTGGTTCGATAACCTCGCCCGCTAAAGTTGGCAAGTCATCATATTTATCTTCAGCTTGTCCGCCACTTGATGATTCATCTGCTGGTTCATCTTGTGATTCAGAAATATTTTCACTGGTGGATATATTTTCATCGTCACTTTCTTCTGAATCAGAATCAGAATCATTTTGTGCTTGGGCATTTTTGATAGCATCTTCAAGGGCATCATCGTTAGTATCTAGTTCCCTATATACTTCCTCTGCTGTCCATTTGTGATACTTAGTATCAAAAAGTCCGCCTTGGGGTAAAGACATATTTAAGTCTAAAATCAGATAGCTATTGATTACATAATCAGTAGCATAATTCCATAACTTATGATGCCTACTTCCTTTTCTCAAAGGATGTTCCCATATTACGTGACAACACTCGTGAATTAAAACTCCCTCAACTTCATCATCTGAAATTGAATCTACGAAATCGGGATTCCATAAAATTTGAGTTCCATTAGTTGCCATGGTATCAATGCTAGTAGTCTCAACAAATTCAAGGTTAAGTAACATAGATGCTATACCTATGTTACCTTTCATTAACCTTGCCTTTGATTTTTCTACTCTCTCTAACGCGGTCATTTGCCACCCCCAAAAAGTTCATCTTTTAAAGGGTCAATGGCTCTAGATAATCCCTTAGCAACTGATTCTCTTTTAGATGAACCTAATTCAGAATCATCCCTAAGATTATCAACTGAATTAATTTTTGCTAATACTGAAACAAGACTTTGATGTGCTTGTTTAATAGTTGGGTCATTACCTAACATGTCCTCGTTAATAGCGGGTAGCATATCAACTGCGGTACGCAATTTATCAAAACTAGATGTATGAAAAGAACCGCTTTTTTGCTTGTTCTTTGGGTCATAGCTTTTTAGCTTATCCGCAATATGGTCTACTTGTTCAACAAGAGCATCAACTGTAGTAATCATAATGTTCTTAACATTGTTCTTAATATTGTTCTCCGCTTGTTGTTTGATTCTCTTTTTCATAGAATCAGAAACCCCACGTATAAGTTCACTGCCCTCTTCATTTCCTAATAATGAAATCTCAAAATCAAATACAAACTTTTCTCTAACATCTTCTACGTTAGGATAATCACATTCATTAAATGCTTTACCTAATTTAGATTTAGCCTCGTTTATATTCTTAGGATATTCTTTACAAAAGGTTTCAACCTCTTGTTCAAATTTCCTTTTACATTCATCCATTGCGGATTGAAGTTCATCCAGTTTTTGTGAGGGACATAACCTCCACCCGCTAACAACTTTCCCAGTGTAATCATCTGTCGAATTATCTAAGAAAGGAACTGTCATTGGATAGTAATGCTCGTGCCTAATCTTGTCTAAGATTCTACGAAAATACTTATTGCAATTCCTACCCAATAAATGTTTAGAAACGTGTAAGTAATTTTCTCTAGCATTTACATTTTCAGCTAAATCCCCACGTAAGACCTTATCAGCTTTAATGCCACTCCAAAATTTAGCATGAAGTCGCACTTTCACTGCGGTCTCTTGTAATGTACTTTTTTCCATAATTTATACCTCCATATAGAAAAAAATTAGTATTCACTAGTGAATAAAAAATATTCTCTAGTACCAATATGCGAACGCACAGTTTTTTGTGAGTCCGCATTTCATAGCATTTCAGCTAATCATCAGTTGGTTTAATACTCTAAGTTTTGATTCTCAACTTTGAAATCATTGTAAGCGGATGTATCTTTTAAATCTTCGTTAGAAGATACACATTGTCTCACAAAGAATATTGAGAA